TCCACCATCTTCTGGATTTCCTCTGAGGACACTCCAGTAATGTGGTTGTCGGCGATATACTGAGCAATGAGGGCAGTTACCTCATCAGGGTCTACGCCCGTGCCCTGCTCTTCCAGCCGTTTCACCCGCTGGGTCAGGTCGTCTACACTCTCCACCGCATCATCCACCTGCTGGGCGGTGTGGTCCAGCTGGTAGCCTTTAAATACTCCATTGGAATCATAGATTGGTTGTGCCATTACATTTCCTCCTTAGCTAAGATTTCCATTTTGATTTTTCATCTCAGTTTCGAGAGCATCCAACCGTGAACTAAGCTCATCGAGCTGCTGCTTTTGCTTCTGGACAACGGCCACAAGAGGAGCGATGAGTTCCGTGTACGATAAGTACCATTTAAGCTCTTCATCCGCTTTCTCCCCAGTTTTTGGGTCGTATGGCGTATCGGCATCTCCGCTATCTTTAATAGTTGCAGAGGCTGCGCCAAATTCCACCTCCGGACAAAGCTTATGCAGTAGCTCATATACATCCTGGGCATAAAAGCCAAAGTGCATTTTACTGTCCAGAACCCTCTCGTCCTTAAAGGTATATACACTCGGAGTCAAACCATAAATAAAATTCTCCGAAATATCGCTGGGAATGACCGATTCGGAAGTGGCTTTCATCAGCCGATTCGAAACTTTGGACTCCAAACTGGCAACATGGTTTTTAAGCTTTCGGTCAGAAGTAACGTCAGTACCAGCTACCCTCAAATGCTGTGTTTGTATAAGGTATAGGGGATAGTCGGATGTTCCCACACGTCCGTACCCAGTCAAGCTTAATCCAGTTTTGTCAGGACGAAATATTGGTTCATTAACGTCAGTGCCATAATATAGCCTAAACTCATTATCAGTTGAATCTCCAACTTTTTCGTGAGTAGATAAAACGATCGAGGAACAATTGAGAGTTTTTACCCAGGTGTTGCCTTGATAATTTACGCGAAACGGGAACTCCCACGTGGAACCTTCGTCGCTTGAAGTGCGAACGGCGAACACGTTTGTTGTCTTGTCCCCATCTGCGGCTTGAAAAAAATAATCATATTTTACACCATTCAGTGTGGCCGTTTTACGAATTACATCTGAGGAAATATTGAAACCGGCGATTTTGCCGCTTGCTGCGATTATACTTCCGTCAGTCAGTATTTTGAAATAATCATTAGCAGTGACAAGACCCTCAAAGGAAATCTTACTCGCTTGAATTTTGACTTCCTCTGCTGTTTGGTTAATCACCGATATGATATCGTCTTTGCTAACTTTTGTTTCGATCTTTCCCTCTACAAGTCTGATTGTAGCAATTTTATCTAATGCTTCGCTAGTCAGGTTGCCAGTAATAACGGCTTGATGATTGACTATCTCGACGATAACTCTGTCCCCGGCGTTCACTTTGACAGTGCTTGCGCATGGTGTGGACTGGTCTGATCCGTCAAAGACCACGACTCCGTCACTCTTCACGGTGGCATATGTCCTGTTCTTTGTATCGGTTTTCGTGGCATCTTTTGTCACCTCTGTGAACTGTTTCACCAAAAGATCAGATAATTCCATGACTAAGCACCTCCCCACAGGTCATTTGTAAAGACGGCAGTTTCTTCAACGGGGCATCCAGACTCACACCGAATCACCTGGTTTGTAACTTTAGCTTTTACATTTCTGAGGCCAGCTCTCTCATAATTCAGATATACAGCATCGCCAACTCGAACCGGACAATAGCCATGTTTGTACGTCACTTTGTATTCAAGGGCAGAAAGATTTCTCAGAAGTTGTTCTGCATAAGCATCAATTTGCTCCTGGGTTGGATTTCCGCTGAGCTCGGGGTCACTGACCCTATGAATGACTTCACGTCCTCTTGTTACCGTAGAGATAGGACTGTCTGGGTTATCGTTCGCAACCCGAGAGTAAAAGAAACCGGTTCCAGTAGAATAGATAACTTCTACAACATTGGGAATCCCATATAAATCACGGTCAATGTTGATGTCGGGATATAGGATTGAGCTATTACTATCATCGTAAGTCCATACTGGTTGCAGTGATGCGGTGTCTTGAATTGGAGCAAAGAGAATTTGTCCCTCCTCATCCAAAGCAAACTGAAAATTGGCATTAGCAATTAAGTCAGTCAAAAAAGTCAACCAAGTGTCATTCAAGTCAGCAACAAAATCGCTGTAAAGTGTCGTCTCATCTCTTGCGGAAACAACAGGGGCTCTCATGTTCTCGGAGCAGAGATCTACTGCGATTTCCATAATAGGGGTATCTTTAAGAATGGCATAGCCCAGCGGAGGCATCTTATCTTTCAACTCTAAAAGGGGAGTGTAGGCATCCATGGAAATGGAGGAAACCCTCCCGTCAAACCCAACCGAAGGGGTCTGAACAAGGAAGGTTCCTAACGCAAAACGCTCTCGTAATCTATTTTGAATTGTTACAAGATAAATCCTGATGTATCGCTCACTGATTACATCGGTAGCTTCGATGGTTGCTGAGCCAAGAGTGCCGGCAGATAAATCCCGTGTGATGGTGCATGATTTCACTGTGTCGAGCACAGCATTATCTCTCCAAGTATCGGGGTCGACGCTATAAAACTCAAATGTTTGCTGCATAGACGACAACCAATTCGGCATATCACACACCTCCTTCTACTCTTGTAATGTTAAGCGTAACGGGAATCGTCAGTTCGCAATGTCTTGAACTGAACGAGACTTTGACGTTGGCCCAATATCCGCTACCGGATGGCTCTCGAACATATACATCACCTCGATAGATGGCGAGACGTCGAAGAGCATAGAGCGTTTCGTCATCATCTCGTTCAATCTCCATGTTCCATGTCGAAGTGGAACCTCGCTGTGTTCCGTAATAGCTAACTGGGTGGTCTCGGCCAATGTACTCCACAAGGGCGGTATCGGGGCTGAAACTATCCGCCACATCAATGTTGTAAGGCAATCTAAGCAAAGACCCGGTCCATGGCGGTTGGTCATCGTCGCCACTGTCAGAAGCAAAATTGCTCCATTCCTCGTCCCACTGAATAATTACAGCAACTTCGCCAATCTCATAACCGGGGGCATCATAGTATTCGATGCTTCCGGTAGTGTTGGAAACGGCCACAATTCTATACCGAGCCATGTCAAGCGCCGGATGCGGGTCAACAACTGTTGTAGAAATGCTTCCAGGCAAACCTTCAGCAATTGGAGTAAACGTCCCGTCGAACTCTCGCCGGTAGACAGACATAGTAACATCCCTATTTTCAACATCATGTTCCAATGTGAAGATAGCGTTAGAAGAACTGTCTAATACTGCATTTCCAGAAGAATCTAGTAGGTTAGCTTCAACCGTGCCAACACATGTACAAAACGGCGTAATATAAGTCGAAAACGTATCTTCATCGTAGCCGATAGACGCGTCTGGCTCCAGAGTATCGTCGCTCCAGCCAACCGTGAAATGAGCTGTTTGTTCTGGATTCATACCAGAATCCATAGATGCGGAGATCTTCAGTGTATAAGAAACATCGTTTGATAGCGTTAGATCACTAGGTGTAAGCGAGATATTCAAGACGTTATTGTCGCCGTAGAAGTTTTTCGCATAGATCTCTTCGTTAGCGGCAATCCATTTTGAAGTTCCATCATAGTTTACGGTTTCGTAGGCTTCATTGGCAATTACAGAGACAAAGAACCGAAGTGCCTTTTGCTCCGAAGGACTAGCCGTAACAGACACATGAATCGGATAAGATGTCAGTACATCAGGAATAGTGTCATTAAAACTGATTCCAGCTGGGGCATAAACTTTAATGCTGCGCTGAATGGACCAATCTCCGAATTCTCCGGTGACCCCTTTCGTTCTCACTCTCCAGTACATTGTACCGCCTGCCGATACTGAAGTGGTGCTGACATTCAGAGAACTGGTTTTATCTTTCTCGTCCTCTTCTTGACTGTTTTCCACGTCAATCACCTGGGTTGAGCCATTGACAGTAAGCTCGACCTGAGCAGCAACCTGACTAGAGCCATCCTCTGAGTTATGAACCCAGTAGAGAATGGCGTCCTCGCCGATATTGACTGTGGATTTGAGAGACCAGGTTGTGGGGGCAGAAGGCTTTTTGCCAAGAACGATAGAAAACTCTTTCTTATAACCATAACCAGATGAGCCAGCATCGTTGGCAGCTTGAATGCGGAACCACCAGGTTTGGCCCGAATCTAAACCAGTTATTTCGGCATGTTCGACTCCGGTGATAGTGACTGATTTGACGTTTGCTGGAGACGAATCGAAATAACCTCGACTTACCGCGTATTCAATTGTGTAGGAAGTAGCCGTGGGTATTGCGGTCCACTCCAGACGAACTTCGGTATCGGAGATGGCTTTGATAAGCGTAAATCCTTCAGGTACGGCAGGAACAGAGTTGTTGCCACCAGAATACTCTGACCAGCCGCTCTTCTCGCCGTCACCACTGATTGCCCTACAACGGACCTTGTACTCGCTACCGGCAGTCACTGTACAAGAGAAGGCTGCGTGTTTTGTCTTGACGTCTACCACTCCGCCTGTGAACTTTTTGTCATTGTCTTGCACGACATAGAACTCAATTCGCTTTGCTTTGGAATCGTAGACGTCAACTTCTGCGGTTAGACTATAGTCAGTTTTAGTAACTGTAGTTGGGTCGGACTTGCCCATCGTGACAGTCGGAACAGAAGGAGTGTCCGGAGGATTGGACGAGAAATTGTACGCTGCATAAGTAGACCATTCCGCATTCCAATAAGCTACCGACACTTTCTTCTTTTTCTTCTTTACCTTGTGAGTCTTAGATACAGGTTTGACTCTGAATCTTACCTGCTTTGCGTTGGAAGGAGCATCGTAAGTGGCCTGTGCTCTTGTGACGGTAGTTTCCTCGCCGATAAGCCAAATAGGCTTCTTCTTGCCATAGTTATTACCTGTGTAATACCACCATTGGATGTTATAATGATCGGTATTGCTTTTGCTCCACACCCATGTGGCCAGCACAGTGCTAGTTGATCCGCTTTGAAGCACTACTTTTACACTTGTCGCTACTTTTGCCATACCTTACGTCCTCCTTTCTATTCTTGCTGCCCTCACAAGGGTTCTGACAGCTTCTGTAATGTTGCTGCCATCATCATAAGTAACACCGTTGACATTGTATGTGGTATTGCCGATACCGGAAATATCCTTACGGAGTTTATTGATAGCGGATACCACGTCATCGTTAGAAGCTCCATTTTGATTTTCCTGCATCATGGTGCTGATTGCGTCCAGATTTCCTCTCACTCCGAAAGCGTAATCCCCTGAGAACATTTGTTCAATCAAATCCGCACCGGCATTCAAGTCTGAGAAGTCGATGACCGGTCTAATAGTTGGCGTTGAATCCATGTCTTCTGACAATGCACTAGCCAAAGAAGCCATTGTATTCCTAGAAGATTCGACAACAGTTTGCGCCACGCTAGTACCGGCCTTCGCCACACTATTTCTCATACTGAGTATGCCGATGACCAGACCTTCGGAAGCATAGCTGCCAACACCCATCATAACTCTTGAAGGTGAATGCTCCTTCAACGAATCCTTAGCCGCTTCAACAAATGTATTGCCAACAGAGCTACCAGCAGATTTAACCGCTGGCAACTTAGATTTGGCGCCACTGATAAAGCCGGAAACACCGTATTTACCAGCACTGACCATGTCTGAGTATTTGGATTTAGCACCACTTGCGACATTACTAGTCATCTTCTTACCAGAATGCTTAACATCTGAGCCTTTCGAATCTATGGCCTTAGAGAACTTGCTTACGATATCCGCACCGCCCTTAGATGCTTCTTTAGATGCGTCCTTAATAGAAGAAGATACGTCGTCTTTCCATTTGAAGTTAATGCTTGTCTTGTTCGAAGAAGCCTTGGGGGCTTTTGAAAGGTCGGTAAGTTTGTCCTTTATGGTTTTAGTGTCGACATCGGATACGGTGCTATCCAGGTTCTTAATGGATTTTCCATATGCCTTAAGATTATCAGACGACTTTTTCAAATCAATAGAGGCGATTTTAGAAGCACTATTGAAGAAAGATTCGAGCGCCGTGCCAACTTCTTTGATTTTTTTGCCAGAAACGTCTTTAATCAAGTTGTAGAACTCTTTTACGGACTCGCCAAACGAACCAAGATTTGTTGTGAGCTTGCTTCCAGACAAACCGTTAGCCCATGCGGTAAAGTCATTGAGTTTAGCGGCACTAACACTGGACAGGCTACTGATAACACTTGTCAATTTACTGGTGTTAACGCCCTCAACAGTTTTGCAGTACGAACTAATAGCATTTCCGAAATAAGTCATTTTGACGAAAAGGCTATTATCGTACATATTGTTCAATGCCGCCATGAGATCATCGAGGCTCTTATTGTCGATGTAGGCCATCATGTCAATCACATTGGCGATAGTTGCTACTCCTTTGGCTGCGGTTACGGAATTAGTTACATCTTCAACTTCAATACCCCGTACACTAGAGGCGTATTTGTTCAACGCATTTCCAAAATCTTTAAGACCGGTGCCGAAAGTGCCCCAATCGTTTTCTCCTGCAAAGAATCCGGCAACTCCTCCACTATTAGGGAGACTGTTAGCGATTTCTGAAAGAGATTTGCAAAGAGGAACTGTCCCCCTTACAGCATCTACATCGATTTCTGCGGCTACAGTCGAATAGTCCCTCATGGTTTCTCCAAACTCTTTAAGGCCCGCTCCGAATGTAGTCCAGTTGTTCTCTCCTGTAAAGAATCCGATAACTCCTCCACTATTAGGAAGCGTTTTGCCAAGCTCAACCAAAGAGTTTCCAACTGGTATGGAATTTTCAACCGATTTAGTATCCAGATCGGCAACCGCTTTGGAATACTCAGTCATCGCTGTTCCAAACTCTTTAAGGCCCGTTCCGAATGTAGCCCAGTCATTCTCTCCTGCAAAGAAGCCGATAACACCTCCACTATTAGGAAGTGTTTTGCCAAGTTCAGCCAATTCGGCAACCGATTTTGTCGATGTACTAACTAAACCAGGGTCATAACCTTTACTAAGCTCTTTCGAGTAATCGGCCATGCCTTTACCAAGAATCACTAAACCGTCGGCAAAATTCTGATAAGCATCACTACTATCGAATCCGGGAAGAATACTTTGCAGATTATCCGCGAAACCGGCTCCAGTAAGAGTTGAAATTGCGTTGGCAATGCTCTCAATTCCGGTAGCTGATTCAAGCCTGATTTGGCTAATGCCATCGATAAACGGTTTTAACTCGACTACGAATTCAGACAGTCTTCGGGCCATCTCGGTCATCGAGTTAGACCGTCTTCGTCCAAAGAAGAAATTCGTGATGCTATCAACCAACGATGCTCCAGTCAAAAGCATAATGGTATCAGCAATTAGTTTTGCCCCGCCAAATACTTCTGAATCGATGCTTTTCATCACCGTTAAGAACGGTGTAAGCCCGGTTGCAAACAAGGAAAGATTCGTCCCAATAGCCGGTAATGCACTCGTTACGCCTTCAGCGGAGCTCATGGCAAAACGACCTAATGCATAACCAATTTTCTCGAATACTGCGATGCCGGTATCGAGAATCTTCTCGTAGCCGTCTATATGGCTGAAAACTGCGCCAAGAGTTGCAAGTAATCCTCCAACAGCGATAATAAGCGCGGACAACACACCAATGCCGATCAGACCAGTCACACCGAAAGTTCCAGCGATTCCGAGCAATATACATGCTGCGGAAAGAGACAGGATAAGCATAGACAAAGATTTGGCAACAGGAAGCACGTTGTCAGGATTTAATGAAGAAAGGTTGTACAGTATAAAAGCCAAACCAGCAATAACCAAAGTAAGCACCGCGATAGTCGGAAGTGCTGATGTACTAGCTAATTTGGTAGACGCTACCAAAATGGCAAGAACAGCCATAATAGAACCTAACGAAGCAGTCGCTCCGAGTAGTCTCGATGGATCTATCATAGACAATGCGCCCAATGCAATGGCCAGCACACCAATCGCTACTGCGATAGCGATCATCGATTTTTCGAATTCTTTCGACAAATATGTTGCAGCCACCAGTAAAGACATAGCTGCTATTAAAAATGTAATAGCTACTACGCCTCTAGCTAGTCCATCCGGATCAAGTTTACTAAGTATAGTGATGGCCACGGCTGCCGCAAGAAGAGCTGCGCCAAGGCCCAAAAGCGTAATCCCGATCTTTGCGGCATTTCCACCGGCAAACAACTTGGTTAATGCAGCAAAAATACCCATTACGACAATTAAATAGCCTACGGCGATTGTTCCTTTTATTAAAGAGCCAATATCAATCTGCCCAAGCATTCGCACAACTTTGACAATAATAACCAAAGCCACTGCAAGGGCTAAGAAACCTGCCCCAGTGTTTGCAATACCTAGCTTGCGAGAAGCGTACATTATGGCAACCATTGCGACCATGATTTTTGCAAACGTCCAGAGCGCTTTTTCTTGCTTCTTATAATTAAACGAGGCCAGCTTCTCAAGCACGTTAGCTACTATCAATAAAGATAAGGCTGCGGCTAAAATCGTCAGTGCGGAGCCCTTATCGGCTTTACTAGCAGTAAAGGAAATAGCAGCCAAAGCTATGGTGGCAACAGCTAGCATACCTAGTGAACGTCCTATATCGTCGCTCTTAATTGTGCTGATCTTCTTCAGCGCCTTACTAAGAAGATATAGTGACAACGAGAAAGATGTTAGAGTAGCAGTAGACTTAACCAGTTCTTTAGTTCCGATTTTGCTTAACACATAGGAGAAACCAAGGAGTCCGGCAATAAGAAGAGCTATCACGCCTAATGCTTTAAAGATACTTGTCACTTTCATCGACTCAATAAGCTTCATCGAGGCAACCATAATAGCTATAGCTCCTGCTATCATCATAAACCCGAGTCCAATAGACTTGCCTGTAGCCAACAGATCAGCATCGCTCAGTTTCTTAAGAACAACAGACATTCCAATCAAAGCACCTATAATCGCCGCTATTGCAATTCCTGCAGGCAACAACTGCTCCCATTTAATCCGGGACAAGACGACAAGAGATAATGCTAAAATACCAATAGCGATAGACATCTTAATCATCGCATTAGCTTTTTTCTCCATTGCCATTGCATCGATAAGTTTGCCAAAATGCTTGAAAAGACCTTCGACCATTTCAAAAGGATTCGATATAGCTTCGAAGACCGTTTTTAGTGTCTTCATGGCCTTAATCAAACCGATGCCGCTAATAATTGCCAAAATGCCACCGATATTATCGGATAAGAAACTTCTAACTTTTCCGAAACTAATGCCGACTTGATCGGCAAAATTGGCAGCGGCATATTTTCCGGTTTCAAATTTTTCTTTCAAAACTTCGATGAAATCTTTGATATGAGCGATTATGTTTTCAAAAGTAAAATTATTCTTAATATCGAGAAAAGTGTTTTTGGTTTGTTCCCAAAAATCTTGAATGTCTTTTGTTAACTTTTCGAACGAGAAGTTCTCTACGAACTTGTTGAAACGATCGCTAAGTTCTTTGATAATGTTTTGAATAACGGGAAGATTGTAAACATAACTAAAGAACACTTTCAGCTGCTCTATGGCATAAAGCAAACCATAAGCTAAAAATCCAAAAAACTTGATTACTACTCCGCTTTTTTCTACATAATCAATCAAGTTGATGAAAGAGTCGTGTACGAAATCTGCAAAAACCTTAAACGCATTTCCAAGAGGTTTAACGACGTTCTTTAATCGCTCGTACTCTTCTGTTCTGAGGAATTTTCCGGAAGTTTCCTTAATGATTTCGCGAGTTGACGCAATTAGCTCGCCGAGTCTGGCCGTACAATCTAAAATGCCTTTAGAAAATGGAGCCAAATACTTGATAAAATCAAGGACTACCATTCCGAGAATTTTAAAGGGAGTTGCAGCTAAATCGATCAAGGCAAAGAAACCTCGAAATGTGCTCTTAAAGTCACGAAAAGTTTCCTTCGACATCTTCAAGGTTCTTGTAAAGTTTAGAAACTGTCTCGTGATGGTTTCTAACTTCAAACCAGTCAAAGGTTCAAACACTTCATTAAATGCTTTTCCAGCTGCTTCTAGGATTTTTCCGAGGGTATTAAAAACATTACCTAATGCTTTAATCAGTTCAGTTCTTCCGCCCAAATCCTTCCAACTCTTTAGAATTGCATTTCGTGCTTTAGACTGGCCGTCAATGAAATTACTTAAACCCTTGTTAACGCCAGTCCACAACTGCTTAGCCTCGGCAAAGTCGCCAAAGACATATTCCCAAGTTTCTGCCCAACCGGAGCCAACTGCCTCTTTAAGAGTGCCAATTAGCTGAGAGAAAGTTTTTACGTCCTGTGCTGCGGCATAAGCTTTTTTACCGATTTCGGTGGTTTCATCAGCATAATCGCCCAAAGTCTTTGTCAAGACATCAGTAGTCATCCACTGATAAGCCAGACTGTCGTTAAAATTCTTTGTAGCAGAGATTGTATCGGACATAGTGCTTCCTTGGGCATTTGTTGTAAGAACTTTATACATTCCATCGGAAGTCTTTTCAAGCTTTCCAGCAGCGACCGCTGATTCGAGAAGCTGAGTTTTGAACTCCACGGTAGCCATGTTGGCATTCTCAATAGATTTCCAGTCGATCAGTTTGACGTAACCGGCCGACAAAGCCTGCGCAAAGTTATACATCGCACGAGAAGCCTCGTTCGAATTTGCTCCAGATACAGCGGCAACGTTGGCTACACCCTGAATAGCGGAAACCGCATCATCCAGTTTAACACCAGCATTTGTAAACTTGCCGATGTTGTTCGTCATATCCGAAAACGAATAGATGGTCTTATCGGCATAGGTATTCAATTCATTCAGCTTGTCCATCACGGTATCAAGGTCCGCTCCGGTTCCTGCCATAATCGTTTGAACTGAATCCATTTTGAGTTCGTACTCTGAAAAACCATCTTTAATCGGATCAGTTGTAAAAGAGTCAACAAGTTGTTTTCCAGCAGTGTAGGCCGATGCGCCGATTTGCTGTAAAGCACCGCTTGCTATCGTTTCCATCACCGAAAAACCGGATGACACTTTCTCTATTGACGTTGTAATGGTCGAAAAACCAAGATTTTTTATCGCAGAGCCGAGACCTTCGACTCCTTTTGAAGCTGTTGGGAGATTGAGAGCCGATTTAAGTTTGTCAAGCGTACTCATACTTGTTTTTACATTGGATTCAAACTCTCTATTATCGAATTTCATTTCGACAACTCTGGTCTCTATCGTTTGAGTGCTCATCGCTCGACAACCTCCTTCCATGCATCGTTTGCTAGTTTATCAAAAATGGGACGAACTGCCGGATTGATGTAGTCACGGCCTTCAACCCAGCCTCCGTTTCCAGTACCGTGACCATACTGAAGTATAATCGCTATAACGACTCCGTCGTTAACGTTTGAATTGTTAAAACTAAGAGTAATTGTTCTATTGTTTTCTTCAATTGCGTAAGACCATGATGCTGCAGTCAAACCAGTATCTTTTGGGGTACTAGCCGCTAAAGCTGCAACACCTTGTTCGCCATAGTGGTGCAGCAAGTCATATTTAATAGGATGCATTATCTTTTCCAAAAAACTTTTAGTTTTTGAGAAATCGCCACCCTTATTTTTTATTGTAATCATGGCTACCCCCTAGTATGAAATTTGGCACGTCTGGCTTTATTGAGTGAATGGTTTTGACTCATGATTTCTCTATTACTCATTTTCTCAGGTCTCTGGCCTTTGATGTTGCATATACGTATCAAACTGATAAGCCGGTTGATATGCCATTTCTCAGCTTCAAACGGAATTCCCCAATAAACCATCCAGTAATAAATCAGTTCTGATGTTACCGTTTGCTTTGATCGAGGGGACTTCTTTTTTTCGTTAAACGTTGTCGCAGTCATGGGATCATTTATGTATTTATATATACGTTCGATATCAGATATGGGAATTGAGCTGTAGACTCTGGAATCATCCACGTTGTTTATTGTCATACATCGTATATAATCCAGCTTTTCCTCATAAGACTTGCTCACCTCTGATAGATACGGCTTCTTCCATTTTGATTCCCATTTTGAAATCGAGATGAGAGAATGCTCAAGTTTTAAAGTACAACCCTTTACATATTCGAAAGTTTCCGTTTGTTCATCATAATATTCCGTATCAGGCACTGCAATCTTAATCATTCTCTCACCTCCTTATTAAGTCACCCTTCAATCATCGGATCGGGGGTGTTTTTTGCAACTTCAGCCGCAATATCAGCGGGGACGATACCGTTCATGAAATTGGCAGCCGCTTTAGCATCGCCAAGCAATTCCATAAAGAGAACAGAATAAGCGTCAGTCTGAGTGAATGCTTCGGACAGCTTGGTTGACTTAATAAAGCGCTTTCCGTCGGGGCTCTTTTCACCGTAAGAGCGCATAATCATTTCTTTGAACTCTTTCATCAGCTTAGGAGTGTCATCGGCATCGACGATACGCTGCAGATACTGTCTGAAACCCCCGGAAACTTCCATCTCCATCTCCATCAACTCAGCTTTAGACAGATTGAAATAGAAGTCTTCTTTTCTCTTCACACCATTAAAATCGGTATACTCAATAGTTTTCTTAAGCATGGTAAAACTCCTTTCAGATAATAAAAAGGAGGCGCCTCCTTAGCAGAAAGACGCCTCTAAATCGGTTAAATTACGCAGCGAACATGGTGACAACTTCATCCGGCAGCGGCAGCTTAGGCTCATTGGTTTCGTCGCCGTAGAGAACCTTCTCAAAAGCGGCCAGCTTAGTTTTATCAACCTTAGTGCTGTCAATCTCGACGTGAGCCGTGGGCTTGAAACCAGCAACAGCCACAGGAGTGGTGGAAATCTCCCAAGAGAAAGTAATCGCCTCGGGAGAATCGTTGATTGTAGCATAGCTTCTCTCAGAAGGTGCGGCCTGGCAACCGTACACCAGATGAATCTTATAGCCGTGGTCGGAACCGTCAGTATCGTTGCCCATCTTGGTCACATAAGAAAAACCAAAGGCGGAGCGAGACTGCTGGCCGATGACGACGCCATTGGCGATAGACGCGGAACCATCACAGGCAGCAAACTCGTCGGGGTAAGTATATGCCTCGATTGTGGCTGCAAACTCCTCGTTCGACATCAGATTCAGATACTTGATGTCATCCGCATACAGCGGAGTGAACTCGGCACCGGAAGGCTGCTGATTAACGGCGGTCAGGCCATTCCAAGCAACACCATTGCCGTAGGTGCCATTAGTAAAAGGAAACAGAACGCCTTTCTCAACGCCCGTTTCGTAATAACGTTCACCAATTTTATCCCAAATCAGCTTAGACATAGTAGTTCCTCCTAATAGTATAAAGTGAAAACATCGTGATTGAGGTTGTCCGCAGTGTAATGCCGATTGAATCTGCACATTGGAAGCTGTGCTATGGCATCGACAATACTACTATCCGGATTCGGGTCAATCACGATGAGTTGGTAAGATTTATTCTGCTTGTATGTGGAATTGTTGGCATGTCTATTATCAATACTGTTACGAGAATAAACAATTGCCGGGTATTTCATTTTCAGTCCTGTTGGAGGCTGATAATATACGTTACGATTTCCCATAATGCTCTCTAACATATTCTGGAGGTCAACTCTCGTTTTCATGATAGACGCCTCCTAGTGTCAGGATTAGCCGGGGGTATTGGACTTCAACGCTTGGTACCTTCCATTTTGTCCCCATGTATTCCACATACCGAATGGCGTGAAAATTCTGATTAGCATAGGGGTCTGTGACGATGCTAATTTCGTTTGAAATATTCACATCATCATTCAAAGTGGAGGGAGTCTGGAGCCTCCGCAGATTGCGAACTACATCGCCGAAGTACGGACGTTCTGTTATCTGTTCAGTCCATACCCCGGGAGCAGTCTCAACTGTTTCAGCGTAACCAACAACACCATAGAACTTTGCCATTTTGAATTTTCACGCCTTTCTTTTTGTGGAATTAGCCCTCGCCGCCGTTGCCAGAGGAGGAAGTAGAGGAAGTCACGTCCTCCTCCAGAACAATAGCAGACTTGATGCGGGTCAGAGCGCCGGAGCAGCGAGTCTCCAGCAGGCTCTTCTCCTTGTTGAAGTCAATGTCAAACTGAGTGAAGTGGGAAATCTCTCCGCCCTTGGTGGAGCCCACAGAATAGTCGGCCAGGTTGACATAGATGCCCAGAAGCTTCTTAGTCTTGGCGGTCTCGCCGGGCTTGGAAGCGGGAATCACACGAGTGAAGCCATCAAACTGCTCGACGGTCTGGATGCTGGTGACATTCAGAGCAGCAGCCAGGTCAGCCTTATTGCTGTAAATACGACGACCATTGAGGTCGCGGGCCAGCAGCATGATATTCACCAGATGGGGAGCGCAGTAGAAAGTCAGATTGCCGGAGCCCTTGTACTGCTCACGCAGATACAGAGTCTTGGTGATGACGGACTCAGCATAAATGTAGTTCTCGCCGAAGTGCTTGCCGGTGTCACTTCCCTGAAGCTCGCTGCGAGTGGCATCAAGATCCACGTCGCCATGGATGGTGAACAGCTCGTCATCGGTCAGGATGGGACGAATATGAGTGGAGAAGATCTTATCCGGATCATCATCCTCCCGGCCGTCGCCGATCATGATAGCCCGAGCCAGCTCTTCGTTCAGCTGGAGGCGATCGATTCTGTACTGGTAGGCGACGTAGTCGAAATCTGTGATGTCGATGATGTCATCACGGTTCAGAGCGCTCTTAACATACACGGTCTGGGGATCGGTAGTACGCCGGACCTCAGAATACTTGCCGGTCAGAGCTTTCTTCTTGCCCTTGTCATATCCCTTGGCTCTCAGGCTGTCGATGTTGCGAATATCGACCTGACGGGTACGGATGCGGCTGAAGGGGGACTTGTGAACACCGTTCATGACGGAGGTTACCCAACCCTGGTCATACGTAATCAGCTCGGGAGCACCGGAGCGAACATCCTTATACTCCGGAAACAGCAGTTTCAGGCTTTCCTCAGTGAAACCGCTCACCTCTGCGACGTCATCGTCAGAGGTGCCAGAGTGGGACAGATGATCATTTGCATAAGCCTCAAGGGCCTGCTGGAAGCTGCCGCACTTCTTAGCGTCAGCGATAATATTCATCTGATCGGAATGGCAGATAACGGTGCTGTCCTGCCGGTCATCAGTGTCGAAAACGTTGTGCTTCATTTCTTTTTCCTCCTTGTCGTCATCGGAATCTTTGCCGTTGTCTTCCAGTGCCTCGCCAATCAGGGCGTAAACAACGGTCTTCTGTTCTTCGGTTAGAGTATCAAATACATCTGCAACGGTCTTTTCACTCTCCTGAGTGACATTCTTCTTTGTTTCGTCAGCCACAGGCTTTTCCTCCTTTTTGTCGTCATCAGAATGACAGATAATTTCCTCTCCGCTGTAAATAACAGCTTCTTCATCAGCGCCATCGCTATGCTTAATCACCGATTCGATATGTGCGCCAGGATTCGCGCCAGCGATAACAAGGCTCACCTCACGGATGTTGCCGTGAAGGACATTTCCGCCATTATGCTTCAACTGATTTGCGTAAATGGACAGAGAATCCACATCGCCATTATCCACAAGAATTCTGGCAGCCTGGCCGGATTCGCTATCATTAAACTTGCAGTAAGCGTAGACACCGTCCTTACGGTTCTCCAGCACCGCATGTCCGAGAACATTGGTAGGCTCATCGTGCTGATGGTTCCATACCAGAGGAACGGTCATGCCATCGCAATCTTTGAACGCATCACGGCGAATGGTGCGTCCATCAGAACACTTAATGTCATTTTTTGTGGCCCATCCACAAAAATCGAATTCCATTTTGAATTTCTCCTTCCTTTAGTTTTCTGTGTCTTCCATCGTCGGTTGTGGGGGAGGCTCATTACCGGAAGATTCACTCAAGTTCCTATTTCGCAGTTCATCAGCCTTCGGGTCTTTAGACGGCTTCATACCGATCACTTGACGAATCTCATTGGAAGACATTATCTCGTTCCGGGTCATCTTATCCGCAATTTCGGCCAGCTCCGATACCGGAACCAACTTAAACGGGTCTCGGAAGAAAACAATAGACTGCCCTTTGGTACGAGCAGTCTGTGTAAGAAACTTTCGCTTCATTTCATCCGCAATTGCAGAGAGAATCGGTTCAATTGTTCGATTGTAATAGTTCAACATTGTTTTCTCGTCTGCTGTACCGTCCATAATCCCCTGAGTGATTCCTAACTGGCTGTAAAGCATACTCGTCAGGTATTCAATCTGGGACATCAGGTTGTTTTCAACAGGCCGATTGAGCTGAACAATCTTTTCAGAACCGTCGGCATAGGCGATTCCGTATTTGGAACCTACGAGCTGATCTTCAAGGTCTTTTCGCCTGCTCTCAGCTCGCTCCTGCTTCAACTTGGATTTGACCACATATGGAAGCTGGATGATGAGGTTTAGCTTTCCGCTTCCGCTTTGCTCATCAATAGCATCCAAAATGTTGAGTTTCCGAATGAGTCGCTGCAAAGTGGAACTCGGTTGATTCATTACCGAATAGAATGGGTTTTCCACGATAGAAACGATCTTTTTCGGAACCACTATGTCCTCTTTTCTTCCGGTTTTCTCATTGTATGCCTGAATTTTGACATGCTGCGGATACCAGTCGACAATCTTTCCGACCCGCATGGAATTGATGTCGTACGACCCTGTAGTTTTTGGGTCAAGAGTGGTATCCACTGGGAGAAGTGCAATCACGCCCTCGTCGAACATAGAAAAAATCGCATCTTGCAGGAATGCCCGGCCAGTCTGGTCGATATTGGCTTCTAGGTTCAAACATTTGTTCAGACCGGAATCAATAACTTCGACAAAGCGATTATTTTCATCCAGTTTGACATGCTGAATCGAGATAGCTGCGCAATCCATAGCGATGCGATTATATACAGATGTGATGATGGAGCGTTCGTTGCCTCTCGTAAGTCTTCGCCTATCTGGACTGTAAGAATAGAATGACCCTGACGTGTGTCTGGGAGGGTCTCGGTTCCAAAATGCGTTCCAGGCGTGTACCAACCTGGAACCGAAAGGCATATTCAATTGTAATCACCTACTTCTGTTCGGAAGACTCGGGATCATCGAGCAAAGTTTGCTTGAATTTTAGATAATTCTGGTCAACGTTTTTGTCTTTTTTCAATGTTTCGAAAAAATCATCAATCGCTTTCTTATCCGTTTCAGATAAAAGAATAGAATCGTTGGTCATAGCTTAACTTGCTCCCCTTTCTTCTTTAAATCATCTTTAACATCAGTTAGATTAGCCATAACTTCTTTAACAGTCACCATTTTACAAGGACCTATGGTCTTTAGCGCTTCTTCTGCTCTAAAAATGATAACTGGGTCATGGGCTCTATTGTACACTCCTTGATTATTATCGTCAACCATTGCATCGTATTTCTGTGACATGAGTCGTGCATATGCTTTTGTGCTCTTATATGCATTCATATTTTCCATAGCGTGGTTAAATACACTATAAGCATACTCATAATCAGATTCAGCACTAAGCTTCTTGAATTTCTCTTTCTTATCGAAACCTGGCACATTATATTGGTTCAAAAGCTTTTGCACTTTTTGCAAATCCTTCTGGACCATACGTGAATTGTCGCTATACAGTTTGACGAATTCATCAATTCGCTCTTTTTTAGTCGGCATTTTGAGGTCTTTTACTGTTTCGTAATAGTGCTCATGCACCATAAAACCAGCGTTTCGCATCTTATAAAACGAAAAAGGCCCTTTATATACTTTACTATCCCATTCATCCTCTGGATTAAATGTGTACATCCATGACTTGCGTTTTCGATAGAATTCTGAATCGGGCAGGAATGATACGCTATTTAATCGAGTACCTTTACGTAGAACAGTATCGTCGATTGGATAGGGTGGTCCTCGTCTGACTCCCCAATGCTGGCCTTTAATACCGTGGTGGTAAATGGCATACTGATTCTCCATACTGCGCCTTCTTTTAAGAGACTCCATTTTGAGTTTTAAGACTCCAACAGACGCTCAACGTATTCTTTACCATTAAAAACGATCTGCTTGTCGATTTTAGAAATCTTTTTCTCGTTTTTTAGGATTTTGCGCTTAAATCTTTCGGCTTTCCTTGTCCTAGCCTCTGCCAATCTCAACTGTTTTGCGCCTTTTCTCAATCTTCGTTGCCCGGCGGAAATACCAAAATCGGTTCGCGCACTAAGAGCACCAGCCGTACCCTTTGCCACTAAAGAATGACCTCTAGCCGAATTTAGTTTTGCCCGAGTTTCAAGCTTTGCCACCAATTTAGAATACTTCTGATTCTTCTTCTGAAGCTTTTCGGACAAGTGTCCAAGCTGTGCCGGGGTTCTGCGGATACCCCAATGCTGACCTTTAATACCGTGGTGGTAAATGGCATACTGATTCTCCATACTATGCCTTCTTTCTAATTCTTATCATTATTTTCGCCACTAGAAGCGTATTTTTCAATAGACGAAATGTCTTTAAGAATTTTGGTGGCTTCGCTAAGGTCACTCGCCGACATATCCCCCAGACCTTTCTCCAAATACTCCTTGGCTTTGCTCTTGGTTTCTTTGAACGGGTCTGTCTTTTTCTGTGTAAAAGAATCAATAGTCCGCTTTGTTTTAGCAACTGTGTCGATTAGTTCTTTTGTCTTTTTTGTGGCGGTGATAGCCGCGTCAATGTTTTTCATGTAACTCGGTTTTTCGCTAGCGGCCATCTTTGACAGCTTATTCTCCAAGTCAATTCTTTCTAAAGCGGTACGCATCTCTTGGTTCGTCAAGTCTCCCTTATACTTTAAAATATCGGCGGCTTTACCGGTTTTTAATGCCTTTACTTTTTCGGATTCATACTGTTCTTTGGTTTTCTTTTCATCGGCTTTTTTGGCGTCTGGCACTGATTTAGTTTTACCCTTTCGGACTCCATTTTTGCTGATGCTCATAAAAGCTGTTTTTTTCTTTGAAGATTCTCCAGCTCGGTATTGTTTTCGTCCGGCTGCGGTCAAACTGCCATCAGCGTTCTGATATCGTCTGATACCCCACTTTTGGCCTTTGACTCCATGATGGTAAAGTTCTAGCTCCATATCGCATTATCACCTCTCTTATGTTGCAAAATGATTAGAAACGTGTTATACTCACTACAGTGCGCTCGAATATTTCAATTTATCACTTATAAGGAGAACATAATGTCTTATAAAGTAATTACTATCAAATGCCCCGAATGCGGCGCTACATTATCGGCAGAAAAAGGCAGGGAACATATGTTTTGTTCCTACTGTGGTGCAAGAATTTTACTCGATAATGAAAACGAGTACGTCTATCGTCATATAGACGAAGCAGGTGTCAAGCAAGCTGAAACGGAAAGGCTCATTAAACTTAAACAGTTAGAATTAGAAGCGAAAGCAAGAGAAGAAGAACGAAAGCTCACGTATCTTAAAATTAAAATATCTGTGATCCTAGTCATCGTGGGGCTTATAATGCAAATTGGAGGAAATGTATTAGGAGACATGACCGGGGATCCGGATTCTGCTTTTTATTTAATATCGTTAATCGGATTTTTCCCGCTGTTAATCGTGTTTTTTATTTGGATTTTGTCAATTAAAAACAACGATGAAAAATAGCACCTTAATCAAACGCATCCCTGTTATGTTTGTAGGCAACATATGCATCCATCATCGAAGCCACAGCGTCGATCTTCTGGTCGGAACGCTTTTTCCAGAGTTTACGGTTGCCGTTGGTGTCTTCTAACGTGATACAGTTACCCATGGCAAAAGTCATAAGCTCTTCGTCAAAAATAAGCATCCGTTCCTCTGAGAGTTTCTTCAACTCACCAAGAGGGACGGATTCTGTTTTTGCGCCCTGTATTACTTTTTCTACCCCGAATTGGCCATTCTCGACTTCCCATCGTTCAACGAACTCTTTGGCATTGTATGGGTCATAGCCAAAACATTGGACATCGTAGCCCATTTTTGCTATGTGCTCGTCTAGATCTTCATACACTTCAATCATATCGAGAACGGTGCCTTCAAGTACAATCAGACTTCCCTCATTCATGAAGGATTCGTATTTATTGCGCATAGCCAGAGGCAGCTTTGATAACGTCAGCGATGTAATATAGTTCCTGGTCTTGATTCCGAAAGCCCCATTAGAGAGAGGAAACAGGAAAGTAAACGAACAGAAGTCATCCCCTTGGGATAGGTCCGCTCCAAGAGCACACTGCATTTGCCAGAACTCTCTCTTGCGATGGGGGAGGGTCTCCTCATATGTAAAGTAGTAGGTGTAACCTTCCAGAGGAATGCCAAACCTCTTGGCTAGAATATCGTTTCTTGCTGCGGGAGCTTTCTCAGCCCGCTCCACGTCAAGCTGATATGTCTCATAGCTTACGGTCCTTCCGAGATTCGGATTTGCTTTGAGCCACTTATCCGGCTCACCAACTTCGTCAATGGAATCCAATTTGTAATACCAGATGGACACATGGGGGTTGATGTACTCACCCTTGAGAATGTCCATCAACTCCATTTTGATTGTATCGCCACTTCCGTTTCGGACCGTGCCCTCGGAACTGATGGCCACAATGATGTAATCATCAACCTTGGACGCACCCTGCTCGATAGCACCAACAACATCCTCTCGGACATCGCCGGAAAGCCATTCGTCGATTGTAGCTGCTTTAACCTGAAGTCCCTGAAGTTTGTCAATTCGCATAGGACGAACTTCTAAGTAAGAACCGGTAAGGAAGTTCTCAATACCTTTCTTGGTCGATGCTAGTTTCACACGATTGGCTTTGGAGCCGGTTGTGTTTTGCAGGGATCCATCTGTCAGAAACTTGAACAACGGGCCCCTGGAACGAGTGATGGATGTCCGAATAGGGGAGAGGACTTCTTCAGCCTGTTTCATGGTTGGCGCTGTTGTAATCTGATGTGTAGTTGTTGTGTCTACGTTCAGAAAATAGCTTTGCAGGCAGGAGGCATACATGGATTTTGCTGCACCTCGTGCCACGATAAGAAACTGTTTGTTGACTAATCGCTTCTTGATACGTTTTCTTACATATCGACCGCCGTGGCCGTCCGGGTATGGCTGGTAGACACTTCTATCTACAAAGTAGTACCAACCGAAGATGTCTTCTGCCCAAAGCTTGAACGTATCAAGGAGCTTCAGATTGCCTCCGTCGGTTAATGTGAGCTCATTCTCACAGTATTTGACAAAGCCTTCGACAGCTTTGTCGTCGTAGTAGTATTCTGGATTGTCGATCAGGTCGTCGATGCGGTTCATTTGCATTGCAACCTCTCGGCAAACCGGTATCTCACCTCGAATCACGGCGTCTCGAAAACGGCCGTAGTAGATAGGGGTGGCCGTGTTTGATAACGCCATATGTTTATTCATCCTCGTTTTTGATAGTTTTTTCGTGCTCCGCCATCAAGTTGATCCTATACTCCAGTTCATCAATCTGTCGATTACATGCCTCAATGGTAGAGGAAGCCAGAGGAGGGTCAAACAGCAATTTCACTTTCAGATAAACATAGGATTTGACAAGCTCAAGCAGTTTTGTATCGCCAATGAGCTTTGCCCACTCGTCAGCCTTGCTGGAAATAGAATAGCCCTCTTCAGGGCCGACGCCCAGCTGAGCGAGAACGTTAATGACTGAATTGATGTGCATAATTAGCTCTGGGTCGAAGTGCTCATAGTCCTCGGTGATACCAAGCATTTTCTTTACGGATGTTAGAATGCTTTCCATGATGAACCTCCTTTCTTACTTCCTCCACGGGCAGGTGTCGTTTTTGGTTCTTACAATTGGGTTGTGCATAAGCAAGTTCTCATCGCCGTAGTGAATGGCGTTGTGAGTTCGCTTACTTACGCAGATAAGATTCTCTGGGTCAATTAGGACACCGCTCCGGCTTAAGACGTCATCTCTTGTGATAGAATTCAGATGGTGAATATAGATTCGGCCGACAATCTCTCGTCCGGGAATTCCCAGGTCGCAGCCTTCGTCCCGGATGATGATTTTGTCACGGACCGACCGCCATTCACTCGAATGATAGAAAGACTGATTCAAATATCTCTCGAATCCGAAAGTCTCTTCACCGACGACGCCGTCGAGCTTGAGATAGTTGTAGCGCTCGATGAAGGACGGAATCTGAATCAGCTCAGAATATAGTTTAATCGTACTCATCCTCGTCACTCCCGTTGTAGCTCTTCATTGCCCTAAGCGCCTCCGCATACATCTCCTCAGTTCTTCGAGCAGATTCCAGTGCGGCAACCTTGGCTTTGAGGAGCTCATTTTCTCGCTCCAGTTTCTCCTTTTCCAGCCGTTCCTTGGTGGAGCCGAGCTTCAAGAAGTGGGTAACTATCTGAGAAGAGGCAGTCTTATCTCGAATCTGCTCTTCCGCAAGATCATACGCTTCAGAAATAAGCTGGTTCTCTCGTGCTTCCGGAGTCGTGGCTCGACGAGGGGGCCTTTTGGTTTTTTCTGTCTGAGTTTTCTTGCTCTTTGGCATGGATGCTGCCTCCTTTCTGTTAGAAAATAATGACATAAAGTGTTGTTTTGGTATAGTTTTGTGATATTTTAAAGAACCTACAAAGTGCAAATATCAACGTGAAAGGAGAAATACACATAAAGAGGTGAATCATGAAAGCGTCAAGGCAGAGAAGCACCTTGTAGGCTCCTTAAAATATCACAGAAAATATCCCGCCGGGGAAATTTTTGGG